CATTATTACAGGTACCTTCTTCACACCAAGAAGTTGAAGTGCCCTAGTCCTACGATTACCATCAATTATCATATTATCATTAGCAACTACAATTGGTGTCAATAATCCATTCTTACGAATATTATTTACTAATGCTTTAAATGAATAATGAGTTTCATCTGTTCTTATTACAGGATTCAGAGGATTGAATTTTAAAGAACTTAATAACACAGTTTTAAATGTCATTACTTGATCTTTAAATTCAGCTATTTCAGCTTTAGCTGTTTTAGTCAATCTCTTTATTGTTCTTGTCTTTTTTGTCGTCTTATGACTCTTTTTCACTATTATTCTCCTTTATTGTTATTAGGATTTTCTTTTCTTCTTTCTTAGACTTACCCCTACGAGAGCGGATAAGTTCAAGTTTTTTAGCTGGAGATAACTTATTATAAGCTATCAACCTATCTTTAGCTTCTTGGCTAAGTTGTTTCTTGGTTTTTGCCATTTTCCTCTCCAAATAATGTTACATTCATTTCCTTTTTATGATTTTCTATTAAATGATTTAACGTATCATCATCAATTATATCATCACAAAATGGACATTTTTCACCATTACCTATTGCTAGTATTCCAGTTATATTCATGATTCTCCTTATGAAATTATTGTGTGTCTAGATAGGATTTAACTTTTACCTATAAGGTTACCGCTTCTATAAGCTCCATTGCTGGAGCGTCTCACCCTTTCGTTAGATTGTCATCCTACCCTTATACTCTAGCTATAACAAAGTACATCAGGCAAGGCTATCATAGCCCATTGAAAGTGTATACTACCATGAAGAATGGATTACAGCATACTTAGTGACAGGAAAAGACTAGTTATGTCTATTTTTAACGGACCTACCATTGATGTCGATTAAACTTCAGCCTTTCATTTGATTGACTGCGACCACAATTTCTATCTTTGTACTTGTAAGCGTCTTCATCCACAGCTTTACACAAGTTTCTAGATTAGTCAAACATAATAATGATCTATTATTATATCTAACTCACACAATGTTGCGGAGATAGGAATCGAACCTACTACCTCTGGGATATGAACCCAGTATGCAACCATTACAATTCTCCGCTATAATATTAACTGATATACCTCTTGCTCTAGACCCTGCTAGGAAATCCATCCATCATAACGCTTACTAGACCTATTTTGATACATCAGTCAATTTAAATAAGGCGAACCAGCGCGCAGTTATATATAAATATATCCCAGCCCGCCTTATCAGGTCACGTCAAGTCTTTCTATCCTCCCACCAATGTATAACAATGGCTAGAAAATACATAAATTGATTCAATATTATGTAACCAATGTATACACTTGACGCTATGCCCAAAACAATGACCAACATCTCTAGACTATTCATTTCAACATGACACCAATTCTTACATCTACATCAAATGACATATTAGCGCAGAATATCTCTTTATTATTATTAAGATGAAGATGTATTAAATCATTACTATAGACTGGTTTAACAGTTTCAGCAGTACCAATAGTAATATGAGGATATGTATTGCGGCATGGAACATCAATATCCACTAAAGCAACACATGCTAAGTTATCATGAATGACTCTATATACTTTAGCTACTAATTCTGTACCAATTAATATACTATCTTTAGAATTTGATATAGTATCAACACCATTAAATAATAGATCAATAACTTCTTGTGGGGGTTTATAAGCTAAAGTTACATGATGCATAAATTTATTAGACCAGAAACGCATCATACTAATTGCTTCTATTGGTTTATCAATTACAAATGCACCAATATATAATACATCTTCAGCTTTAGGAATACCATTTTCAAAGCTCTTACCTGAATATGTTATCCCATGTTTAATAGGTGGAAATCTTTTCACACCAAGTTTTACAGGTTCTGTATATGTCATCACTTATTCTCCTTTTCTATTTGTTTTAGGAAATCCAAATGATTTAAATGTATATCTATTGCTATAAATAATGCTGCAACTTCAGGGGAACAATCTTTGTATTCATTAGGCCAATCTTGACTTGCCATCTTTACATCTCCTTTGTTTGAATGAATAGACAAATCACCAATCATGTAAAGAGCAACACATCACATTCCACATTAGCTACTTGTGTATACTCTTAGCATCGTTCTCTTTTCGACTGCTATTGGTTGTAGGATTGATGATAATATATCATCTTTTGTCAACATTTAAGTATCATTAATAACCTTGATATAGCCTATTCATTATTGTTTGAAGTAACCATTTAAATATTTGATCAGGTCTGACTTCCACCAGACTGTATTGTTGGTCTCCTTAGAGGATTTAGCTGATCAGTTGCTTCCCATAGTCAACGCTCCTACTACAATAGGATTGTTTCACTGGTTCAAGATACTTGTAGGTAACTTGACGCAATACTAATTCTTTACTATGTGTACCTATAAGTTACAATATATATCATATGGATACTAAGGTAAGGAAGCAGTAGATACGCGCTTAAAGGCACCATTACGGAGCAAATAGAGCTATTATACATAATAGATACGGTTATACATATCTACTACTTCTTTACTTTCCTAGAAAATGGGGAGTTAATCCCCATCCTCAATAGTTGTGTCAAGTATATCATCTAAGTCATCCACAAGAGATTCTTTAGCCCTCTTAGCTTGCATCTGACACATGGTTAATACTTCCTTATTACTCAGCATCACAGCAACCTTTGTGAAACCTTTCAAATCAGCAATGAAATCTTTCTCAACATCTTTCTTATTCTGAGTCCATACACCAAATACATTATCACTTCTAGACTTAGCATTCTGTAGATCAGTTAGATATTGATTGACGCGTTCCATTAACTTCTTCATCAACACAGTAGCTTTCTCAGCCATAGTTATTGCTCCTTATTATTAATTAATATTAGCAATTGAAATAAACCTATTTCAAAAATAACGTAATTCGATATTCGAATTCCCCCCGTTAGGGGGGTACTATCATATAAAAGCACACACACTAAAATGGTGCAATTTTTAAAACCTCTTGCTTCTAATATCCTAATCGTGCATAACTTTCCCGCATGAAAGGAGATATTATGTCTAAACGAGTATACCATCTAACGATTGAATACGATCCAGAGACAGAGGATATTGAGTATGTCATGGAAACCGTAGAACATGTAGACGATGGTCATGTACAGCTTACTCAGATTGGCACTGTAAATCTAGAGGATTACTTTGATAAGGATACTCTTAGAGAAATATTACAATGCTATGAAGTTGGAGAAGCTTAGATCTATATTAGACATGATATAATATCTTTCTAACCCTATAAGGGTTAGAATATAGAGTTATATATTATATTATATATCTAGATATTATATATTATATATCGCGCGTACGAGAAAATGAATATAGATAGGAAACTTACACTGTTAATTGGATTATGGATTTTAGACAAAATTATTATGATACTTTTACTATGGTTATTAAACTAAAATATTTATTATCAGTTATTGGATTAGGTATTTCATGTGGTGCAGGAATCTTCTTTCTATATGGAGGTTTTGATTATGATGATATCTATAAGAATGCTAATGTCTGGTATAAGGTTTCTACAGATGAATTGAATCCAGATGAAGTGGTAGCTTTAGATATGAGTAAGGGTTATTCTATCTGTGGGGAAGGTTATGTTTATTTAATCGTATATACTATAGATGCAAAGGAGGAAACGATAGTTGGATTTCCTGATGGAGGTTATTGGGAAACACCTGAGATTGATACTACATCTATAGAGATACAGAAGCATTTTGGTAAATTAGAAGAAGACTTGAAAGGAAATAGATAATGCCAATAGCACCTAAATGGACAGATGAAGATGAGCAGTCTTATCAAAATCTGCTAACAAAGTATAAAATAGAAGATGCTCTGAGTAATTTAGAATCATTTTCACCAGCAGATGTTCTTCTTCAAGATTTACCAGAACCATATTTTGCAATGCCTGAACAGTCAAAACAAACTGGACTTATGGAATTTGTAGAGAAATGGAATGACCCTGAGTTTAAAGAATCTTATTTCGGTTTGAAAGAAAGTATTGGCAAGGAATATATGGTAGATCCTGCTGCATATGCAGGATTTATAGAAGAATCTCCAGCATTGTATAAAGATGTTTCCTCGGCAGCTAAGGAAACTGGTGTTGATCCTGAATTTCTATATAATGTTGCTATGCAAGAAGGATTAGCTCAAAAGATGTCTATATTACACGAATCAAATGTTAAAATGCAAGCATATGCCAAAGTAGATCCTCATAAGAATATCTATGAGGATGCCCCATTATATGAAAGTAGCAGGGCTTTAAATACATTTAAAGATATTGGTCTTGATACTATCTTTGAGGATCAAGATAAGGCATTGGCACGAGGATATCTTGGTTCTCGTATTCAGCCAGATCCAAATATGGGCGTGATGTCCAATACTGGTAAAAAAGATCCTGAAACGGGTGATATTATCTGGGAGGAAGGAGAATATGGAACTATTAGAAATGAGGCTGGTTTAAAAGTGCAACATGCATTTGTATCTAGTAAAGATGCTATAAGAGGTGTAGGTGCATTAATAAGATTGAATAAGGATTATCTTAAGGGTTCATTTGAAGAAGAGGGGATTGATTTTGATGCATTACCTGAAAAACAACAAAATTTTTGGATGTATGCTGCATTTAATGCAGGAGCTGGAAGTGCTGCAAAACTTTTAAAAACCTATGGAGCAGATCCTTATTCTAATCCAAAGTTTGTAGAAAAATTGAGAAAAGGCCAAACAGATTTAAAGGCAGGATCATATACTCAACCGTTAGCAAAGTGGATGGAAAATGTAGGAAGAGTTGTTGGAGGTACAGAAATAACAGATTTATATAAACCATGGGATGATGAATCAGTCTATGGAGATTTAAAAAGTGAACATTAAAAGATATGACCTGGGAAGAAATGTATAATAGTTCCTTGGAGACTATCAAGATTCTTAATGAGGAGATTGATATCTTAAGGGCTATAGTAAGAGTTCAATTACCAATAATAGAGAAAGATGATGAGGACTTACAGGGTCTCTAATATATATCATAAAGTCTTCGATGACAAGGAAGAACTGCCGTCAGGGATAGATGTTATTCCTGAATGGCGAAAGGCCAATATAGGCGACTGGGTGGAAGCGGATGATGGGTGTATTATCCAGATTCTACGGAAAGGGACAATGAAAGCTACTTGGGGAAAAAATCGGATACATAACTATATTGGCACATGTACGGGAACTTTTATGTGTAAAAAGAGTGTTAAGATGGATACATCTAAAAGAGAAAATGTGTGGAGCCTTTCTGGCAAGAATACTGAAAAGATCATATTTGACAGGAAAAGTCTAACTAAGAAGGAGGTAATCTTCGTACAGTTTATTGCCAGGGGGGTTTCCCTACAGCAAGCATATCTGAATGCTTTTGATACAGATAATCCTAGGTATGCATTAGAGCAATCAGCTAAATTAATAAAAACTGAAAGGGTCATGAAAGCTATGAAAGAAGAATTGAAGCCAGTTCTTAAAGAACTGAATATTGATGACAAATATGTACTGAGAGGCATCAAAAGGGTTGTAGAGGGTGATGAAAAGGCCGAGACTAAACTGAAAGCTTTGTTTAAGCTTTCTGATATTCTCGACCTTGAAGATAAAACCCAAACCAAAGTTACCCAGCTTAGTGGGGCTGTCTTTCAGGGGTTTGCAGATAATATTCTAGAAGAAGCACAACGTCCCAAGGAGATAGGAGATGGTAATGGCTGATATCATTGATATAGGAACTACCCCTGATGATAGTCCGCTAAAGACTGGCGATATGCGAAGAAGTTATAATCAGTCCAAATGTGGTAAGGGTTATAAGAACGTTAAGGGGAAGTGTGTAAAAATAAAAAAGGAGAAGTAATGCCTGGTAAACGACTAGATTTATTTAAGCATGATAAGAAAGATAGACCTAAAGAAGCTTATCATATATGACCATACGAAGGTACGCCACACCCAGTTAGGGAAGGGCATAAAGAGAAGAAAAAGAAATGATGAAACTTATCGTATTTTCCGTACTGCTTAACACAGGAGAGATGCATGCTGTTATACCCGATGATACGAAAATAGAAGCAAAGAGACGTAGAGGTAAGGGCAATAAGGGTCGTAAGCGAGGAGGCAATGGGCTTAGATAATGGGTGACCGCTTAGATTTATTTGCATTTGATTCTATGGAGCATGCTACTGCCGATAAGACAGCTGTAGATCTATTGGGTGATAAAGCAGAGGTAACTAAGGATGATGTCCACAATATGCTTATGGCTGCTGGATTTACTCCAGGACTTGGCAATATAGCTGACGCTGCGGATGTAGTATTGTATGCTGCAGAGGGAGAATTTGGCAAGGCGGGATTATCTGCGGCTGCAATGATTCCATTTATTGGTCAATTTGTTTCTGCCAAGAGAGCATTAAGGCTTGCTAAAAAATCTGGAGAAGAGATGGTAACTTTATATAGAGGGGTAAAGGATATAGATGATGTTAATGCTGTTATAAAAAGGGGAAAGGTTGTTGGCAATTGGGGCAACAGAGTTGATATGAGCAAAGGTATCTCGGCTAGAGCTGCAGAGGGCACTGGAAGAAAACCAATTGATAGTGTATATGGAAGGTTGGGTCCAGTTGTATCAACCGTTCCTGAGAAAGTAAATATAAAAGATATGTTATTTACTTCTTGGAAAAAAAGTGTTGGAGAAAAGTATGCAGGAGAGTCGGGTATGATACTGAAGTTTGAAGTCCCTAAATCATGGGTTAATAAACATGGAAGAAATGCTTTTGGTGGTAGTCTAAAGCGTAAAGGTCAGGGATGGGGTGAATCTGGTTTTAAAAAAGCAGCTAATATGAGTTATGAGTCAATAATATTTACAGATGGGTTGCCTACAGCATTTTTAACATCCACAAAAAAGATTGGACAATAATGGCAAATGTAAATTTTCATAATGTGGGCAAGGAAGAGGAGACATTAAGACTTGCATATAAGGATTTGGTTGCATTTGGGAAGTTGTTTCTTCCAGATGACTTTATGAGATCTGATACACCACCATTTCACTATGAAGTAGCTGATGCTGTGAATGATCAGAATATTCGTCAGCTGGCAGTTATTCTGCCTAGGGGTCATGGTAAAACAGTGATGACGAAGTGCTCTATCTTGCATGACTTTTTGTTTACAAAGGAACCTTTGTTTTATGGCTGGGTAGCAGCTAGTTCTAAAATTAGTGTACCTAATCTGGACTATATTAAATATCATTTGGAATACAATGATAAGGTTAGGTATTTTTTCGGGGATCTCAAGGGCAAAAAATGGACAGAAGATGACATCGAACTTAGAAATAATTGCAAGCTTATCAGTAAATCTAATCTTTCAGGCATTCGAGGAGGTGCTAAGCTCCACAAAAGATACGACCTTATCGTGCTTGATGATTTTGAAGACGAGAATAACACCATTACGCCTGAGTCTAGAAGTAAAATTGCCAACCTTGTTACGGCTGTTGTGTTTCCTGCTCTTGAGCCTCATACTGGTCGTCTTAGGATTAATGGGACTCCCGTTCATTATGATGCATTCATTACTAATATACTTACTGGTCACGATAAGGCAAAAGCTAGAGGGGAAGATTACAGCTGGAAAGTAATTACTTACAAAGCATTACAGGAAGATGGAATGCCTCTATGGCCTTCATGGTTTGGCTTAGAGGAAATGGAGAGAAAGAAGAAATTTTACGCAGACTCTGGCCAGCCACAGAAGTTTTATCAAGAGTATATGATGGAGGTTCAGAGCGAGGAAGATGCGATATTCACGAGAGACCACATAAAATACTGGAACGGAGAGTTTGTTCATGACGAAGAATCTGGTATCAGTAGCGTAGTTACTGAAGATGGGGATGTTAAACCAGTCAATGTTTTTGCGGGGGTTGACCCTGCTACGGATTCTCAGCGTAGGGACGCTGATTATAGTGTTATCATCTTTATTGCTTGCGATGTGGACAATAATATTTATGTTCTCGATTATCTTAGGAAGCGGGGTATACCTGTGCTCGGTATTCCAGGGTCTGATAAAAAGGGGATTGTTGACTATATATTCGATTATGGAAAGATCTATCATCCAATGATGTATACAATTGAAGATACATCAATGTCTAAACCTGTATTTCAAGCTATTAGAGCTGAGATGTTAAGGAGAAATGATTTTTCAGTAGGATTTAAAGAGGAAAAACCAGGTACTAGAATGAGTAAGAGAGATAGAATACAGGGCATATTAGCCCAAAGATTTGCTGTAGGTCAGATGCATATTAAGAAAAACCATTACGATCTGCAAAGAGAAATAATTACATTTGGACCGCGAATGGCTCATGATGATACTATTGATGCGTTGGCATATGCA